TCGCATAGGTAACTGGAATGATAAGGACAACAATATCAAGATAAAACGCCTCCCTCCCTGAGAGCGTGGCATGACTAAGCATAAGAGCCAGGCATACCAGAAGCGCTGTAATGATCATTTCCAAGGAGAGAGTTACTGTGTCCATAGCTACTCTTCCCGCAGCTTGCGCAGATATGCATACCCAGTACGCCTTGCGACGTATTGACCAAGAATCCCCCCAAGAAGTACAGCCCCGATGACAAGACCGACCCCTGCAAGGAACATCAAATCATAGCGCTGCATCCCTTACTCCTCCCACATTTTGCGCATCAGCAGCGCTGCAGGCCCGGCCATAACCGCATAGGGCTCTACATCCTTCGTGATGACCGCGCCCGCGCCAATCATGGCGTACTCGCCAATCGTCACCCCACACAGAATGGTGGCATTGGCGCCGATAGTGGCGCCCCGCTTGACCAACGTCTGGGCATATGCATCATGCTGGTTGTGGAAAGCCCTAGGATAGAGCACGTTCGTGAACACCGCTGATGGCCCCACGAAGACATCATCCTCAAGCACGACGCCATCATAGACACTCACGTTGTTCTGAATGCGGCAGCGATCGCCAATGACCGCGGTTGCGGCCACGTAGCAGCCCTGGCTAATCACGCAGTCCTTGCCAATACGTGCGCCAGACATGATATGGGTGAAATGCCATATCTTGGTACCCGCGCCGATGGTGGCTGGATGATCAACACACGCCGCGCCATGCTGCCAGTATTGTGGCGGTGATATGTGACGCGCCTGTGGTTGCCGTATAGCAAGCTGCATCCGATCCAGCACGGAGCAGAGATGACCCTGCACGCGTAGGTCAACGTGACAAATTGGGCATTCTTCCATACTCCTCGATCTCCTTGTTTTCCTCCTTGTGCGCCTCATCAAGCAGGCGGATGACTGGGAGCGCCTTGGCTCCGCTACTGCGTGGTTGACAACGCGTCTTCAGACAGCGCAGGAAGTCAAGCGCCTCTAGCTTGAGTGGTTCATCCTGGAAAAATGGGAGCAATGTATACGCGCGTGTCTCGTCCCGGTAAAGCGAGAGCGTGTTGGCTACGGATACGCCGTTATACGTCAGCACCCCACACGTGCCAAACACGGTACAAAGCACCTCTTTATATGGGGCAATCCAGGAGAAATGGTGGGTTGTTTCGCCAAACCATTGGACCGTCGAAAGATTACACACGTCTGGCCACCCGATAGGCCGGCGAATCTCTGGCATCATGATCACATCCGATGGTGGCACCAGATCATAGACCATGCTCAGATCATGCGGCCCATAACTCCAAAGCACCGTCTCCCCCACAGGCCTGTGTGCCCTGGGAGGATTAAGACGCCAGGTATGGATCCCTGTGACCTCGCCAATCGTCCCAGCCTGGATCTGGCGCTTCATTTCCACGTAGGCCGGATGGTAGAGCATGATATGCCCGGTCATCAAGATACGGCCCCGTATCCTGGCCAGCTCGACCAGGACTTCTGCCTCCTTCGCACTCATGGTCATCGGTTTCTCGACCATCACATCCAGCCCGAAGCTCAGGAACAAGTCCGCCAGTGGCGCATGACTGGCGCTTGGTGTCGCCAGCACGACACCATCCAGGGTTGCCTTATCGAGCGCCGCAAGGTGGGAATTGTAGACAGGGACACCAAAAAACTGTGCCTGTGCCAACCGCTGCGCAGCAGGCGACGGATCACAGATCATGGCGAGCGCTCCCAGCTCATGCAGGACCCGGGCCCAGTTTCTCCCCCACATCCCATAGCCTATCACCGCAATACGTGCCATTGTTACGCCTCCCCTAACAATTTGCCGTAGCGCCTTGGCCTGCGTGGCGCTGTCTTCCCGCGTCCCAAGATCTTGACCATCGGCCATTCCCGGTAGATGAGATACCCCACCGCACTAAACGCGTGAGTACGCCGGTGGTAGGGGTTTTCTCGATCGAGGATTTGCAGCTCCTTGGTGCCTGTCCGATCGTAGACGACCTCATTTCCGTCTTGGATCAACTCTTCGCAGCGGGGATGGACTTTGATCCATCGCTGGCCCTTCTCATCGTGCAGCCGCGCAGCCACCGACGCCAGCCGCTGGTTGACAGGCGGATTCGCAATCCCCACTTTGTATTCCACTGGTACAGGGTAACCAGACATATGCAGCCGTACCAGATCCCAGTTGCCACTATTCGTTTGGACACTGAGCGCCTTCCCGGTGGCATCGCCGTAGAACCAGAGTGGCGCCGTCCAGGTAGGATATCGATTGCGAAACTCCAAGACCATCCCTCCAATATCCACCGGGCCCAGCGCGATTTCATCCACCACATGCAGGTAACTCCCTCGCCAGATCTGGCAAATCTCCCAGATACACGGGTTGACGTTAAAGTCACACGCCACACACAGCGGCAGGGTAGCGATCAGATGCACGTCCTCTACAATATGCAGCGCATCACTCCATGCTGGGTAGCACGGATCACCCGCGACCGACCTGAAATCCAACTCCATCTCTCGATCCCAGTCGGTCTGTCGCTGGTACTTCTGGCGCTCTGCGATTTGCCAGGCCGCGTCTTTCGCCGGATCCGCGCTATAGTGGACAGGCACGATGAGAAAGCCTCTCGGGCTACGGATGCGACGAAGAATAGTCATGGCTGCACCATAGGCAACACAAAAGCTTCTTGGCGCAACCGCTTGACTGCGACCGCGCAATACGCTTCCACCTGTTCAATACCCACCGCCCTGACCCCTATATCTTTTGCTGCCCGTAATGTCGTTCCTGACCCCATATAGGCATCGAGCACGGTAGTGACCGGCATGGCCTGTTCTAGGCACCACCGCACCACAGCCAGTGGTTTTTGTGTGGGATGCCAGCGTTCTTCTTTATGTTTACCTGCATGTTCTTGCAGCATGCCATTCCACCGCCAGCGAATGCGCCGTACCGCCTTGGGTAAATTGGTCCAGAGTAGTTCACAATCGGCAAAGTCACAGGACCCATTGTCTTTATCCCACACGAGCCAACATGAAGAAGGCGGGAGGGTATAGAAGTTTCCACCAAACACGATGGCCTTCTTGGAGGCTGCAATGGCCAATTCAACCCCATGTTGATCTGTGGTATTGTCCCATGTCGCAAAGCCATAATTTGTAGGGCATGTCGCGTATCCACGCGACATATTTTTCCCCGCAGCTTCTTTCAGCCCATACGGCGGATCAATCAGTGTGAGATCAAACCGCATCGGTAGCTGTGGCAGAATCTCATGGCAATCTCCGTGGTAAATACACGTCCAGTCATCCCAGTAATAAGGCGTGTAGCCGTCAACGCATGGTGGCCATGTCTTAGCTAAACCGGACAAAACCCGCCTCCTTACATATACCTGCTATCACGCGGTCAGGCCCGTTGCTGGTGGAGATCAGTACGAGTTTGACGCTCTTGCTCTCTTCGACAATGGGCAGCGCCGCGGTCAGAGCGTCTTCCCCTTCTGCCTGAAACTCGCTTTCGTCCATGACCAGAATGGAGAACGTGTAGGCCCGGACCACTGACGCACCTTGCGCTACCGCGTAAATCTCTGACTCCGTATCGTGATACGCGATCTTGCCGATACGGCCCTTGAGTGTTTTGTACGAGGTAAACGGGCGACGGTTCCAGGGTTCCTCAAGGTGGTGCTCGATATAGGCACAGCGCTTATCGGTAATGTACGCCGCCTTTTCTTCTGTCTCACTTTGAATCAGGGCAAGGTGGTTCGGGTAGTAGCGACACGTCCAGGTCACCCACAAGGCGAGTATCCAGGAGATCATCATACGCCTGGACTTCGGGAACACGATCTTTTGCTCCTCACTCTGGAGGATGTCCCACACCTCTTTAAGGTAGGGCTCATCAGGCCAGGGCCTGCTCTGCTGTGTAGCCTCATCGAGCGTGTTGACCTGTTCAAGCGCCCAGAGCCAGCCGTTACGCTTGTACTCCGCGTCGAGCAGGGCCCGCTCGATCTCAATCTCCGCTTTCAGACTGTCGAGCGGCCCGACGCTGCCGGTAGGCATCGGCTAACTCCTCCAGTTCTTCCCGTGTCTTCCCGCTCAGATCGCCTTCGATCTTGCCGCTGTGCTCGATCTTTTCCAAGAGCATCCCCAGGTGTTGCGCAGCCAGGCGGCTGGCCCCGACCTTATCCCACAGCTTGAACTCAACATCGTGCTGCGTATCGACCGTGCCATCACGGTGCTTTGTACTCCGGATCTTATGCTTGACGCTCGATACCGCTCGCCAGGCACTCTCTGGCACACCCGCTGCTAGGGCCAGTTCACCGTTGGCGTCCAGTGTGTAGTTGGTCACGTCACTGGTGACCATGACGATCAACTCACGAATCACGTCATCCTGGGTGATATTAGTCCGCTCTGCACGTATGGCCATAAGCCGCTGAATTGCCGCTTGAACCCCAGTTTTTCCTAGCAATTCCGGGCCTATTTTAGTGGCGTTCCGTTTGGAGTACCCAGCACGAATACACGCCTGCGTGGCGTTGAGATCAACCAGGTATTCTTGGACGAAGCGTTCTTGTCTAGGAGTGAGTGCCATCATGCCCTTTCGACGCAAGCCGCACAAGGATATCGTCATCGCACGCAGTAAACAGGCCGCAACGAACGATCCCCCGTACCGTCTCTAACTCTAAGCACCATAGCGTATTATCGTCCTCGTGAAACTGAAACAGGCGAGCACGGGAACAATCCGTATGCACCTCTCGCAGGTTTCCACGTGGATCAAACCGCAGCATTTCCACGATCA